GCTGGTGCCGGAGCTGGTGACGCTGTAGGCAGTCGATGCACTCACCAGAGCAGCCAGCGCCGCTGCTACAGCGGCCTGATCGTCCCCGGACCCGGCGGTGTGGACGTAGTCGACGCCAGCCAACCGAAGCGCGAACTGATCGCCGACAGCGGGCACGGACACCACCTGCACATTGACGATCTGGGGCAGGTCAGCCGGGATGGGTTCCGCGCCTTGGAAATCAAGCGTCACCGGCAGCCAAAACGGCGCAGTTCCTGAAGTCCGAAGGTGGATCCCGGTAACCCCGACTGGCCCGAAGACCCGAAGGAACGGAAAGCCACCCGCATCTCCGCCCGGGCCGACAAAATAGCCAGCGAGCCCACCGGCAGCCATGTAAGCACCGGTCAGTCCACTGATCACGAAGTTCCTCAACTCGTCGACCGTGGTCGTGTAGCTGAAGCTCACCATCGGCGTGCCGATGGGCCGCTCGATGGTGACGCTCAAGGTGACACCGGCCGGAACAGGCTCCGTGAGGCCGGTCGCATAGTTGCCCACCAACACCTTCGCAGCGTAGGCACCTCCAGCGCTGGCGACGGCCGCAGCCTGCAACAAGCCAGCATCAAGCCCAGGCCGGCTGATGCTGGCAGCAAGCGTGAACTCCACCCCGAGGGCGCCGGTCACTGTCACGACGGCACCAGCTGCGGCGGCGCTGAACCCGCCGACACCATCGATCGCCGAAGCCAGCGAGGCGGCGCTGCCGGCCAGCCCCCCGTCACCGGCCGTGGTCGTGTACGTCGCCAGCACCGTGGCACCGGTAGACACGCGGATCACCACACCTGCAGACCAGGTGCCGCCCAACGTCAACGTGCGTGACAGGAAGGCGCCTGACTGCACCCAGCCGAACGTCCACTGCGCCCGCTGCCACGACACCAGGCCACCACACGAGCTCCAGACCTCCAGCCTGTACTGCCCGCTGGGCTGCGCAGCCAGGGTGATGCCGGTGCCCGGCTGCCCGACGCCGCTGGTCACAAGGGTCTCCGCCGGCATTGCCTGGAGGCGCCAGGCGTAGGTGGTCCCCGACTCGGGACCGATGTCGCCGTGTAGCGTGTCGACCAGTTGGTCGGCCTGCAGCAGGCGATCACGGTGCCGCCACGCCACAGCGATCGTCACAGCCGTCACTGTTGCCGGGTACCGCAGGCCCGCCAGCCGCAGATCACCCGGCGGATACGGCCGCTGGGAACGCCCCCCGATCGTCAGGGCCTCGGCCGGCGCTGCCGCCTCGGCCAGCACGCCGGCACCGGTGCGGGTCAGCAGCTTCGCCTGCACGATCCCGCCAGCCAAGTACTCGGTGGCGTCGGCCACACCGTGGTCCTCATAGAACAGCACCGCCACGCCAGCCGCATGCGCGGCGGGCACCGTGTCGCCGCAGCCCCGGGCGACCGTCACCTGAGCCGTGTCGACGTCGACCAGGTCGACGCGCACCAGTTCCTCGCCGATCAGCGCCGCGCTGCCGACACGCACCTGGTCAAGGCCCAGCACGCCGGCCAGCTCGACCACGGTCGCCACAGGATCAATCGCGTCGACCAGCGTTCCACCTGCGCAGAAGCTGCCGGTACCGGCCTGGCTGAACGTGCTGGCCAGCGCAGGCTTCGTGAGCAGGTCGAACCCCTGCGCCACCGACGTCGGCGCAAGCGCCACCGCCGCCAGCAGGCCGCTGCCGGCCGCCGGAATGTCAGCACCGGTGGCCACCAGGTCGCGATAGGGCAGCTCGACCAGGCGCTGATGCACCACCGCAACAGGCGTGGTCGCTGGCGCCACCCAGCCGGCGGCCTGAACATCCACGTAGGCCGTCGCCGGCAGCGCGAACACGTCCTGCGCCGCCGTCACGGTGATTGCGCCATCGTCCAGCGGCCCATGCTCGACGCGCCCAGCCCGCAGCACCATCGTGCCGATGCCCCGCTTCACATCGCGGATGCGGAACACGCTGCCCGGCAGCACCTCGAAGCCGCGCCGATCCAGCTGCAGCTTGAACTTCTTCACGAACCCGGCCGAGGCCCGCAGGTCGCGCTGCGCCACACGCAGTGCCAGCTCGGCGGTCGGCAGACCCAGGTAGTCCTTCGTCGTGCTGGAGACCGAGCCCAGCGCATGAATCGCGGCTGGGTTCTTCACCCGCACCTGCCGCGGCTTGCCGTCGACCGGGCTGCGGTAGCGCACCACCACCTCGTTCACGCTGCCGGCCTGGGCCGCCGAGTCGTCGTCGTCGATCGACAGCAGGCCGCTGTCTGCATCGAACAGCGGCAGCTCGTCGACGACGAAGTCATCACGGATCAACCGAAGCACCACCAGACCGCTCGACGGATCGCTGAACTGTGCCGCGCCGATGTGGTCCAGCACGCCCTGCATGAAGCTGGCCAGCGAGTCCTGCCGCAGCCAGGCCATGCACAAGCCGAAGCCCTCGGTGTGCAGCTGATCGGCTGCTGCGCGCCACTTCGCATCGTCCAACCGCGACCGCTCCAGACCCCGGCCCCAATCGGCATTCGTGTAGCACTCGTAGAGGATGTGCGCGGGGTTCATCGCCTTGATCACCGCGCCGCCCGGGCCGGTCAGCGGCACCACCGCACGCTCGCCGTACCACGGCTCGCCATCCCACCCCTGCAGCGCACGGCGCCAGCGCATCGTCCACGGCTTCGGGTAGGGCGAGCCACTGCACATCAGCCCATCGAAGAAGAGCGAGGCGACGCCTCTGAACGCCGGCACCAGCCCGCCCAGCATGCTGGCCAGGCGGGGATTCACCGCCTGGTCGGGCCGACCCATCATCACGTCCAACTGGCCGACGATGCCGCCCTCCTTGTCGTCGCCCCCGAACAGGTCAGGCTTGTTGATCTGCACCGCGCCGCTGTTGGTCACACTGCCTGACCAGGCCGTGCGATCGCCAACCTTGATTTCCACCAGCTCATCCATCGGACCGCGGCCGGCGCCCATGTGCACGCCGAAGAAGTAGCGGTAGCCGACGGTCTGCTTCTTGCGCCCACCCATCACGCGCCCCCAGGAAGTTCAGCGGGCTGCGCCAGGCCAGCAGCATGGTCGACCAGGCGCCTGGCCAGTGCATCGCCGGTGGCCAGCAACGTCTCGGCGTCGATACCCTCGCGCACGAAGGCCGCCCAGTCGATGCCGTGGCTGGCGCACCAGTCGCGGGCGCCGCGTGCACAGAAGCCAGCCGCGCCGTTGAAGTTGGGCACCGAGTGCAGGTGCTGCACGGTCACACGCATGGTCACTTGACGATCGGCGTGGTGCGGTAGTTGCCAACGCCCAGCACCATCCAGCCTTCCAGCCACACGTCACCGAACACCACGGCCTGCGGTGTGCCCTCCGTGCTCTGCGGAAAGTCGAAGTCCTCGAACGCGGCCGGCTTGGGCACGGCGGGCTTCGGGCGCAGGGCTGCACTCAGCACGAATGACGCCACGATCAAGGCAATCTGCAACCACATGGATGCGCTCCTCAGAAAACGGGATCACCGTCGAAGGGGCTCTTGCCGGGCAGGTGCCGGAAGCCCCCGAAGTTCAAGATGTTGCCGAACTGCGCCTGGCAGTACTCGGCCGTTTGCCGGCAGCCCGGGTAGACCGTGCAGGCCATGCCCAGCACCAGCCCTTGAGTGCCGCCCAGCAGCTGCAGTTCACTGCCCACATGCCGCTCCACGCCACGCCGGTCGATCTCGCCACTGCCCACCGCCCATTGCACGAACCCACCAGCAAAGGTGCCATCGGGGTAGGCGGCCAGCGCGCCGTTGCTGATGCTGGCGCCATCCATCGCCTGCACGGTGGTGGCCACCGCGTAGGCATTGCGGTCCACACCGCAGCGGCGGTCAAACAGCGTGTGCGGGCAGCTGCGCTCCCAGGTCAGCCGCAGGCCCGGCCGGTCCATGCTGGCAGTCAGCGACTGGCAGGCGATCGCAGCGCGATCCGGCTGCGGCCAGCGCACGCCGGTGATGCTGCCCACCCACACCACGCGCACGCTCGCAGCCTCGTCGGGGTCGCCCTGGTGGT